TGTGCCGTCCTGGGTCAGGATGAGCGTGAAGGAACTACCGGCCTGAAGAGTCGAACCGCTGGGCATGGTGAACGTACAGTTGCCGTTCATTGTCCATGTCTGGACGTTGCCGTTCGTCAGGGCCAGAGTCTGGGACGTACCACTGTTACCACCGGCATACACCGTTTCGGCGTAGTCCTTCATCACCGGAGCGCTGATGATCTGATCGGCGGCAACAATCGTTCCGCTAAGAGTGCCACCAGCCTTAGGCAACGCCGCATTGGCAGTAGTTGTTGTGGATGTCAAGATTGCATCTCTAGTTGCAATGTCCACGCCATCAAAAGTGGAGTTAGTTGTGATCGCCCCCGTCATAGCACCACCAGTAAGTGGCAATGCGGTACTAGTCAGAGCGACTGTCCCAGTGGCATCTGGGAGTGTGATTGTCCGATCTGCGGTGGGATCGGTCGCCAGGAGAACAGTCTCGTAATCGTTTGCAGTAGCGCCCTCAAACTGGACCCTGTCCTTGATTAGCACACTGGCTGAATCGACAGTCACCGTGGTACCCGAAACTGTCAGGTCACCAGTGATACGCGCCGAACCTGTTACGTCCAAAGCGACCGTGGGTGAGGTCTGGTTGATCCCGACCCTGTTGTTCCCAGAGTCAACCTTTAAAACATCGGGAGCAAGAGAAGAACCATAGGCAATCCACTTCTCACTATCCCACTGCCACTGCTTACCACTTACAGTGTGGATGTCGCCCGTAGTTGGACTGTTTGGAAAATCAATAGCCATTATTCGGTCTCCTCTTTACGATACTGCATCAACTTGGCGCAGTAGGCCATACGATTAGCGATACACGGTCTGCCGTAGACGGTAAATCTCGTAGGGACTGTCGGTAGGTTGTCCATTCCGTTTTCTCTTCATCAGATAACGGTGCGTCTTCCAACTGCGTCCAATCGGAACCTGCCAAAAGCCCGTTCCGTTCTGGACGAATGAAATGATCAAAGTCAAGGTCTGCGGACTCGGCAAACGCCGCCATCTGGGCGATCTCCTCTTCCGTCATGGGCATCGTGACCCCGTCAACCATCTTCATTGGTGCGTCTGCCATGATTCTCCTATGAGTCAGCGGTGTAGCCGTAGATGTCTAGTTTACTACCAGCGACAAAGTTGTTAGAAGCACCGCATTTGACTTCTATCCCCGTTATCGACCCTGTTCCGGTATGTGCCGCGTACTGTTTGGCATAGGCCGTGTAACCGCTGCTTGTGCTGTTGTTCGCCGCGTAGCCCGTTGACTCCCATACATGACGGTAAGTGGCATCGTTTGCTTTTGGGATGCGAATATCTACATTCCCGAAAAAGTTTGCTGTGGCTGATGCCCCTGTAATCGGCATCCATCCGCCGCACTGTGCTGCGCCTGTCGTGGTTGACCAACTCCTGGTAGTGGATGTGCTGTATACCGCGGCACTGTGGTACCCGGAAGTAACTTTGGTAGCGGGATCTCCCGTGTAAACATAGAAATACAGATTGTCGTAGTATGCACTAACATCAGATCTCGCATACAGCCGTATCCACAATTGTGAGTAGTTGGGGAAAACCTCCGGGTTGGTACGGATGATTGAAGTTGTGGTAGTCCCCGACACTGTATCTCTGGCGATGAGTTTCCATCCTCGGCTTTTCATCACTCCCACCCATAAACAGTAAATTGGGTATCTTTATTCCAATAGGCATAGGTGCTTCCCGTGTACGGATAGAGGGCTATGCTCGCTATGTTTCCAAAGGATGCTCCCTTGAACCAACCGGCGGAAGTATTGCTGGGGGCGGCGTAGCCGCCATAGTAATCTGATTGACTTGCAGTGCCCTTTACGAACCACTGTTTAGATGTGCCGTCTTCACTTGTGTTGCAGAATTCTATTACGGTGCTGGTTCGGTCCTTGCCGTCAGAAGAGTAATACCATGCCGCAGGAACAATATAAAGAACGGCGCTTTGTCCCATTTCCACATAGGCATCCTGCGTACCACCAGTACCCCATGCACGATTTACCATTCCCCCGTGACCGTTGCTAGTGGTGTCAGTATTGATAAACATTACAATGGACGCATAATAGGCTCCGGTAGAAGTAGAAGCACCAGTGCCAGCGTTATCTACACCACCAGTTATATGAATTGATGCATGTCTATGATTTCCAAATATCTCTGGGTCGCTTCCTCCGAGAGAGACCCCTTGGGTTGTGTAATTGGAAATATTGTAATAAAAAGAATAGGGGTTTGGTTTTTCCTGTGCGGCGACAGCATGCATGCTGGAGATTCCAACCATGTCACCAGCCTCCCGTCAAATCAAAGTACGACCCAGCCGCAAAATTATAACTACTAAAACTTATTGTGAATTCGGTAAGTGCAGAAGTGTCTCTAACCATTACAGAACCTATACTGTGCCAAACGTAATACGAGGTGGCTGCGGTTGTAGACGAACATCCGACTTCATGTGACGCCCGCTTGTATGCGTTCGTATTGTTAATATCTCCAATGTTCAAATGTATGAATGCAAATTCGTTCGCCCAAGCCCCCTGATTTCCCGGTAGGTAAGCCATGTACCCGCCCGGTGGGGCCGCGCGGGCTTCGCTGTAATACCCGTACTTTGAATCACTCGTAGCACCTTTGCGTATATGCCACACTTCGTCGTGATTTGTTGTAGATCCATTCAATTGCAAGAATGAAGGTTCGGCGGTACTTGTAGAGGTTTGGGCGTATTTTCCCACGAGGATCAAATTGTTGAAATTTGACCAAGCCTCGTCTGAACCCGCAGAAGTGAACGTAACGCTGCTCACCCCGGAAGGAGACTGGGACTGTAGGTGCCTATAGCCCTCCGTGCTAGTTTGGCGGGTCACGGACTAAGCCTGAAGGTTGCCCACAAGCAACCAAGTATCAGTGGCAGTTTTGATAAGGGAGGCGAGACAGTACTGATCCGAAAGAGATTTCATGCTGTCGCCAGAATTGATTGTCACGCCTGAACCCTCCGCAAGGGTCAATCTTCCGGCACCCACCTGAGTAACCAATATTTGTGTGCCCACCGTATAGGCAACAGACGAATTCGGAGGAACCGTCAACGTCTGGGCTGACGCATTGGACGAGGTAACCAACTTCCCCGCATCACCCAGCACGAACGTGTAGGTCGTACCCGTCTGGGCATTGATCTGGAGCGGGGCCACCAGGCCGCCTGAAACCGTCAGAGAGGTCAGCGTTCCAACTGAGGTGATGGCTGTCTGGGCGGCTCCAGTCACGGTAGCAGCAGTACCAGAAGCGTCACCGGTCACGTTCCCGGTCAGAGGACCAGCAAACCCAGTAGCCGTCAACACCCCAGTGCCAGCGTTATAGGTGATCCCCGCATCCGACTTCGGAGCAAGAGTCCCCGTGGCATCTTCATGCAGAAGCACAGAACAGGAAGTATCTGTAGTGTCAGCGACAGAAGGAGAACCACCACCACCAGTAGCATCAGCCCATGAGGGGACGCCCGATGCAAGAGTTAGAACCTGATCGTCTGTTCCTTTAGCAAGCCTTGCGAGAGTGTCGGCCCCCGAACCATAGATAACATCACCAGCGACGATGTCGTCCATGTCCAGTGACTGCATCGTAACGTTCCCAGTGAATGTCGGGTCAGCCAGAGGGGCGTAAGACGACAAATCGGAAGTAAAGGCCACAGTCCCACTGGCATTCGGGAGTGTGATTGTGCGATCCGCTGTCGGGTCCGTAGCCGTAAGGGTGGTTTCAAAAGCGTCGTCGGTAGCACCCTCAAAGACGACAGTCGCTCCCACCGTGGAACTAGACGTAGTTCCGGTGGACTTCCACTTCTCGCCGTCCCACTGCCAAGCGCGGTCGGCCTGCTGGAAGGTCTCTCCCGTGGTCGGACTGTTCGGAAAGTTGATAGCCATTACGCAGAACCTCCGTCAAGAGCGAACATGCCACCAAAGTTAGTGCTTGATACGCCACCATCAATGTTCACGTTGACTCCACTTACCGAATGGCCCAGTTCAACCCACTGTGATGAACTTCCGTCGGCGTAGTAGATGTACGCCCCACCGCTATCTGACTCAAACCAGATGTCACCAGCGGTGGGAGAGTCCGGAACCGTATCTCCGACATTGAACGATTGACCGTCGGATGCGTGCCCAATCTCCACCCACGCACTGTCGTAGCGGATGAACGTCTTGCCCGTGTCGGACTCATACCAGATGTCACCAGCGTTACCCGTTGATGGGGCTGTGTCGCCAACCTGAAAAGACTGACCATCAGATGCATGGCCGATCTCAGCCCAAGTACTGTCGTAGTAGATGAACGCCTTGCCAGTGTCGGACTCATACCAGAGATCCCCAAGACTGGGATTTGACGGGACAGCATCAGCAGCGGTGAACTTGGCTGTATTGGCACTACGCGCCCAGTAGGTGCCGTTGTACGTCCATGTGGTGGTCCCGACGGTGTGGGAGTCATTAGCGGATGGGGAGGCGGGGAAATCAATAGCCATTAGATGCCACCGCAATCAAACGCGGGAGTTCCTCCGTAAACGCTGGCGGGTCCGCCACCGTCCGCCTGAATGTAGAACTCGTGTGAGGAGTCGACAGACTGGCCAAGTTCAACCCACTGGGAGGTGTTCGCATCTGTGTAATACACGAGAGTGTTCCCGGTGTCTGATTCGAACCAGAGGTTTCCCGCCTCAGGGTTAGCGGGGGCAGTATCGGAAACAGTGAGGCTCGCTCCACCGCCAGACACCTCCTGCCATGAACCGCTAGACCGGAAATAGAAAGTGTCATTCGTAGTATCGACAGCGATAGCACCGTTGGCCAGGGCTGCAGATGGGGCACCATCGGTAGCCAGCGTGACGACACCGCTAGCCGCTTCGAGGGTGTCGTCAGTCTTGAGAGTGTTTGCAGCGGACCTATATAGAGTTACATCACCAGTAGCGGAACCAGACCCCCAGGTGATCTTCCCGCCCGCGTCAACCGCTACACGGGCGTTTGAGTCGTCTGTAACAAATACGTCGAGGGCCGTTGAGGCGGCGGACGAGAACTTCTGTGCGCTAATGCGCTCTACAAACTTTGGCATAGCCTCAACTACCCCTCCTCAGCCTCCCCCCGCAAGGGTCAGCCGAAGATGTTGTTATTAACCGATTACTACGACTCTATAAGCGTTCGTTGCCGGAGCCGAAGCAAAGTCCAGGGTCACAGCGTTAACGCTTGTGCGGTCTACATCACAGATGACTGTTTCCTTGGAAGAAGCGTCGTACACCTCAACTACCACGTCGTCCGTGTTGAGACTGTGTGTCACGGCGATCGAAGTGGCTGAACCGTCACCAATCGTTGAAGACACCTTCGTGGTGGCTCCAAGGTTGGAGCGGGCAGTGGCTGCGGTCGAAGCGCCGGTACCACCGTGGGCGACACCAATGTCGGTGGCCTCCCAGGTGCCAGTGCCAATTGTGCCGAGAGAAGTCAGCGACGAGCCCGTGACACCAGAACCGAGCGTTGTGGCGTTCAAAACCGATGTGCCGTTGATGTAGAACGCCTTGCCGGAAGCCAGTTCCATATGCTCCGACGAAGTCCACGCATCAGTGGAGTTGACCCAGTTCATCGTCTTGTCGGTCGTGCCCTTGAGGGTGATACCACCACCGTCGGCAGTGGCGTCCGAGGGAGAGGCGACAGAGCCGAGTTCGAGGTTCTTGTCATCGACAGTGATCGTTGTCGAATCGATCGTTGTGGTCGTACCAGAAACCGTCAGGTCTCCTGAAACGGTGAGGTTGTTGCCGATGGTGACATCGCTCGGCAAGCCGATTGTGACCGCCCCCGTGGAGGCGGAAACGTCAACCTCGTTGGAGGTTCCGGCGACAGAAGTGACGCCGTCGTTGACGAAGTCGAGTGTGCCGTCAGCGTCCTGATAGGTGACCGTTATACCGGTTTCGGTATTGCCAGTAACCATTCCCCCAGCGACATCCTGCACGGCCTCGGTGAAGTCGGAGATCCCGCTGGAAGGGACTGAAATCGCTACGTCCGCCGCAGCGGTCAGACGACCGTAGGTGTCGACCGTGTAGGTCGGGACCTGGGTGGCGCTGCCATACGAGGCTGCCGAAACGCCGCTGGTGGTCAAAGCGAGGTCGATCGCCCCGTCGCCCGCATCGTCGTAAGAGGCGGAAATCCCGGTGTGGGAGCCGTTCGTAGCGACCTGAGCCCCAGCGGTGTCCTGCACAGCCTCGGTAAAGTCACTAACCGACGACGAGGTAACCGAGACTGTCGTGTTCGCCGCAGCGGTCAGACGACCCTGAGCATCGACCGTGTAGGTCGGGATCTGGGTGGCGGAACCATACGAACCTGCGGATACGGCCGTATCCGCCAACGCAATTGAGACCGTTCCTGTTGTCCCACCGCCCGAAAGTCCCGTTGACGCAGTCACCCCCTGGAGATCGCCACTGGCGTCAATCCAAGACGAGCCATTGTAAAAGAACATGGCGTTGCTGGCCGTGTTGTAATAAATCTGCCCAGTTACGGGACCCGCCGGGGCAGACGCGAGGTTTTCTACCCGAGCCTTAACCAACTGGTTCTGGTTCAGGTCGAGGTTGACCAGATACTTAGCCATATTTTACATCTCCTGGGAGGGTTGTCCTACTAAGAAAGATACGCCTTCCCGCCGAAGGATTGTGCGAAGGTCACCGTAAGGGCGTTGTCGCTGGTGTAATCAATGTCCCCGTAGCACAATGTGTCCGACGTATCCACGACAGCCACATTCGGCCGGAACGCCAAATTGTGCGTAATCGACCATGTTGTGGCCGGAGTTTGCTGCGTATGTGTGTACTTCGACTTCGAACGGACCTCTACAATCGCCGCCTGGACATCTGTAGATGCCAATTCTGAAGTTGCCGCGAAGGCCAACTCCGACGCCGTGTACCCTTCGGGTGTCCAACCGCTCGTCAACGTGTTCACATAGGCTTGCGTCGCATACGAGTACGACGTAATCGGTGTGACCGCCGGGGTAATGTCAGCCAAATCCAAAGTCCCGCCGGGAGACGAAGCCGGAACTTCAATGTTGTATTTGTTTTGCCCCGCCCCTGTGACGTTCTCGGTTACCTCATAAGTAACACCGGTCGGCTGAGTCGTTGAATCATCCGTTGCGGTCAGGGCGACGCTGAGAACCCCGCTGCCGTTTAGCGTGCCAGTAACCAGCGTCGGCGACACTGTCTGGTTGCTCGCCGAATCGGTCATCGTCGCTGATGCGACGAACGTGATGTTTCCTGAAGCAGCGGACCCGCCTGCGGTTAGAAAGGTCCCAGTTACGGTGATCGTTGTAAAAGCCATCAGTTCCCCTGCGTTACGTCAACCACAAGCGTGTGCTGACAAGTGTTTTCTTCCAGGTTGGCGAACCGTTGAACATCGGTAACTCGACAACCAAAAATCTTTTTATCCGCCCCCGTCAAGGCAGCGCTATCCACAGCACTCAGGACGCTGTCAACCAAAGTGACATCTTCAGCGTCTAAGAGTTGCCACAAATAGACATGAACCAGCCTGGTTCGCGCTGACACCGCCCCATCCCCGACAAACGCCGGGACCCGGGCCAGGTCGTCGCTGAACGTGACAAACGGGGTGTCTGTGGCATCAGGGGCGGCATCCCTGTACACCTTTGTTGTAATATTTGTAATATTCGCATCCACGATCGCTGTGCGGAGTGCTGAAGCGACGCTAGCCATAACTATGGCCTAATCGCTGCTTGTTGACCAATGATCGTCACTGGCAAGGGGCTGGATGCCGCATATCGCTTAGCCGCAGCCCTTTCAGCCTCGCCGAACATCAACGCTGTCGGGTGAATAATTGCGCTTGAGAGAAGATACATGTCGCGGGCGGCAGTGGTCCACGCCGGACGGACAGGTAGCCCCCCATAGCCGAACTCCTGCTCGGGGGCGTATGCGCTCGTCGAGAACACTTGAACAATCGTTTGGGTGCCACCTTTGGCGAATTGCCCCGTTTGAAGATTCCTCGCAGCGGACCTGCCGAACGTAAACCCGACGCTGTCCTGCAGATCCCCGGCCTGCTTCGCCGGGGGTGTCCCAGGGGCGGACGAAATAACGACCCTCCCCAACTTCTTGTGGAAGTACGGTCGCCCGCCGCCGCCTGGCGTGCCGTACATGTCTCTAATCGCCTTCGAATACTTCGCGCCTACCGTTCCGCCAGCAGCCTTCAAGCCGTGGCGCGCTCCAGCGTTGAAAACGCGCATGGCGTTAGCAAGGATTAGTGTCGACATATCCGGGACTGGTTTCGGCATCAGGATCGTTGCCCCCGTAAGAAAATGCGGAGGTGTGAATGTGTGTACTGAATGGCATCAATGTCATAGGTGCCGTTCAGGAATGAGTCTTGATTAGCGACGACTATTTGGTCGGCGTCGGTAACCGCTGTTCCCAGGGGCAACCATGCGATCACCGTGGACTGGTAAGACGCCTGCCCAGCGTCATCAATAGCGGTCGAGTCGCGGGCGGTGACTCGGCCCACCACAGACGAATCTGTGTTGGTGTAAGTCATTTGCCCTTCAACGTCAACCGTTCCGGATCGGCTCCGCACTGTCAACGACTGGCCTCCGCCACGCATTAGAACACACCTTTACGTCTGTATCGCCTAACCCACCGAAGATCAGAATCAGTGAACCCGCCCAACCCGTTATTGGCGAACGTGAAGGTGGCTCCTTCGACAGCGAGTTTCTCCAATCCCTGTGCGTCAGCAAGCACGGTAGACATTTCACGGGCCGAGACCCGCAGCATCATTGCCTCCAACTGCTGCTGGTCCTGTACAGACATGCCCGCCGTGTACGTCACGATAGCGCTATTGCCTTGAGTCAGATTCCGGACCCTGTCAAGTCCCCATGAATAGATATCGAAATCAGAAACCGTTTGGGCAACCTCGGAACCCAGGGTTCCGATACTTACCGCGGTCACGGACAGGACTGGGTATTCCTTCAAAAAGATCTGCCTCTGCCCGATTTGAAGCAAATGCGCTTCAGCGGTTACCGAGGTCCCAGACAGAGAACGGCCCAAGATTTGAGAAAGTTCCCGTTCCAAGGCGCCGATCATCGAGTTTGCAGCAGCCTGTTCCCCCGACGTGAACGTTTTGTTCATGTAGGTCCCAAGATCGAGGTAAGTGATGATCGCCATGCGCCTAGCCTATGCGTTTATGGCCTTGCCTTCGGTTAGGCTTCGCCTGCCTCCAGCATGCGCTTCGCGCGCAAAATAAGCAAACGCTCCCTGGTGCTCTTCCCGCCCCATATGCCATAGCGCTCGTTATTGCCGAGTGCATACTCTAAGCATTTGTCTAGCACCGGGCAGTTTGAGCAGGTCGCCTTGGCGGCCCAGAGGGCTTCCGTGTCCCCTGGGGAAGGGTAAAAGATCGCTGGGTCTTCCACGAACCTGCACGCTGATTCTGCCTGCCAACCTGGCCGCTCGATAGCGAGGATGCCCTCGGGGTTGTCCCACCCCGAGGATTCGGCTCGCTGTGGTGGGACACTTCCGTCTCGGGGCATTTACATAGCATGTCATGTAATAACGCCCAGATGACGGTTATGTTACGCCGGATGCAGGGTCATGTACTCTTGTGCAGTGTGGGCCCCCAGCAGCCTTTAGACGAGTTCCAATGTCTCGACCCGCCGCCTTTGTAATACAGCCAAGCGGCGACACCGACGTTCCCCCTGGAGTCCATGATGTGCCACCCAGAAAATCCGGCCCGTTCCGAACGCTCCTCCCAGAACTTGGGGAGATGCTGGAAGTACCCACTCGCCCCGCTGCTCTTATGAACAGCGTCGCTCCAACGGCTTGTTGGCTGCCCGGACGACTCACAGAACGCCACCCGTAACGCCCAATCCCTGTCCTTCGGAAGGAAATACTCTCTGACAAGCCGTCCAAGGGTGGGCATTGAATGGATGTTTTCGCACGAACCAACTGACGGGCACTCGCCCGTATTGGCATCGGCCCATCGGTCGAAATCGGTTTCAACCCATGTAACCGTGACGGGGACTCGAATCGTGGTTGTGGTAGTGGTCCGTGGCGGCCACGTTGGGTGGGATGGCCTTGGAGGGACCTTGAGGGGCTGCGCTACCAGGTGGACGGTGGTTACGCTACCGCCTGCCGGGGCGCTGAGCGCCCTCCTGCTGGCTCCTGGGTCAGCGCTGGCCTGCTGGCCCTCTGGGGCCCCTGCAGCGTCCCAGAGGGTCAGACCCGCCG